ATGAGGATGAGGGCGTGGAGAAAGGCATCTCTGGCTTTGCGCTGATTGCCAAGTGCCTGCGCGGCCAGCCCTTTACCGCCCGGGAACTGGAGGCAATCACGCCGACGCCGGAGGTGTCTAAGGCCCTGCTGTCGGGGACAAATGCCGCCAACGGGGAGAACTACCTGATCCCCGAGGACGTGACGCTGAGCATCCAGACTCTGCGGCGCAGCTACGCTTCAGCCAAAGAGCTGGTGACGGTGCTGCCCACCACCACACTGAGCGGGTCGTTTACCTGGGAATCAGGGGCGCCAGCGGGCCTAGTGTCCTTTGATGATGGCAGCAATGTGCCCGACAGCGATGAGCCGAACTTTAAAAATGTCAAGTTTAACATCCGGTGGAAAGGCGCGATCATCCCCATCTCCAACATCCTGAGCGCGGTGGAGGCTGCCGGGCTGACTGCCTACCTCAACCGCTGGTTCGTTCGCAAGGCGATCCTCAGCGAGAATGCGGATATCTTCGCGGCGTTGAAGAAGGATAAGACGGCCAAGGCACTGACCGGCATGGACGATCTGCAGAAGTCGCTGAACCTGGATCTGGACCCTGCCTGCCTGGTAAATGGCCTGATCGCCACCAACCAGACCGGATTCAACCTGATGGACCAGGAAAAAGACGCGGACGGGCACAAGCTTCTCCAGCCGGACCCCACCAAGCCCACCGGCCATCTGTTCAAGGGCCTGCCTGTGCTGGTCTACTCCGACAAGCAGCTGCCCAATGAGGGCGGAAAGGCGCCTGTGTTCTATGGCGACACCAAGTCGGGTGTGTGGTTCATGGAGTTTTCGACCTCCTACTTCGCCACCTCTACTCATGCTGGTTTCCTTAAAAACCAGACGCTGATGCGGGTGATCGAGGGCTATGACGTGATCGCCGCGGACAAGGACGCCTACTGCTACGGCCTGCTGGGCCAGGCGACTACCAGCAAGTGAGCACGGGGGTGAGCTGAGTGGCCATACTGACGGTGGAGGAGGCCAGGAGCTATGCCCGGGACTATGAGTCGACCGACGAGGAGATGGGCCGGCTGATCGCCTACGCAGAGGAGTACTTAGACAGCGCCATTGGGGCGGGCTGTGACAAGACGGGCGCCCGGGTCAAAATGCTGGCCGGGATGCTGGTGACCGACGCGGACGACCATCGCGGCACCAATGCCGCGGAGGACAACAGCCGCCGTTGGTTGACCACCAGCTTACTGATGCAGCTGCGACTGGAGCACCCGCCCTGAGGGACTAAAGTGACCCCGGTGCCCAATTTGGGCACCGGGGCAGGAAGAAAACGGATTAGGCAGGCTGGGGGCCGTATGCGCGCTCCATGGCGGAGCGCGTCACGATCCACTGTTTTCCAAACTTTTGGACGTCAATCCCGTCCAGTAATTTTCCATAGGCTACAGCCTTACGGAGGGTACTCTCGTGTAGACCCCACAGGCTGGCGGCGTCGTGGAAGGACAGGAGATCATCAAAGGGCGTATCGACCAGCTGGCCATTGGCCCACAACTCCTCTCCATCCAGGTCGAGCGCGTCGGACCAGGAAATGCCGTACCCACCCGGATCCACCCGTACTTGCTCATACAGACCGGGGATCGTCTGAAGTGTGGAGAAGGCGGGATAGTCGGGGAAAAGTCGAGCTAGGTCATAGACTTTGGCACAGCCCTCGGAAAAATGGACCAGCAGCTGGAAGCCGGGTCTGGGGGAAACGGAACGAATCTTGTGAAACATGGTGGGCCTCCTTTTGAGGACACTGGCCCCCGCTTATTCCAGCGGGGGCAGGGTCCGGAAGTTTTGAGTGTTCCAGATGTCCAGCAGTTCGGCTTGGTGCTTGGCGGCCCATTCTTTGAGCATAGACAGCCCTTTCCCGGGGAGATCGCCCTCTAGCAGCTCCAAGTTCTGGATATCGAGGACTCCGTTGTACTCGCCATAGATGGCGTGGATATGTGGCGGATTGTGTTCTTTGCCCAGCAGGTACATTTTGATGGTGATACCGTAAAATCTTGAGATGACAGGCATAACAAAGACCCCTTTCTGACAATTATTGTATCACGGTATCGTGAAAAAGTCAAGAGAAAGAAGTGGAGAAAAATGGGAACGTCGATGGATGCCGGAAAACTGAACAAGCGGCTGGCGGTGCTGGAGATCCGGGAGACGGCGCCTGGAACCTGGGCGTGGGTAGAGGTGCGGCAGACCTGGGGTCAAGTGGAGCAGGACGCCAAGGCCAGGAAAAACCTGTTTTCCTCAGTGGGGATTGGGGCCAGAAACGCAGACCTGGTCCTGCGCTGGCAGCCCCTCACGCTGCACCATGCACTGCGCTGGGGGGACCAACACCTGTTTTTGACGTCCATCATAGCCAGAGGGAGCGGCCACTTGGATGTGTCAGCGGCCCTGGTGCGTCCTGCACCCTGCCAAAAGGACGCAGACAAGACGCCCAGCGGACCCATTTTCCCTGGCGTGCTGACGGAAAAGTACGCGGGACATGAGATGACGGACCTGCACGCGGAAGTGGTCAAGACTTATGTGCTGGTGACGCCCAAGGCGGTGACACTGGCCCCCGGGTCCTGGGTGACGGTGGATGGCGCCTATTACAGGGTGCTGGTCCCCCATGAGCTGGACGAGTGGAAAAACGAGTATGAGATCATGCGGAGGGAGGACTGCTGATGCAGGAGACAGAGTTGAACTCCGAACATTGGGAAGCCTTTTTACGGCGCTGGGAGAACACAATCGAGCAGATCCCCGGCATGAAGGAGGCCATGCTGCAGCAGGTCGGCACCCGAGTGCGGGCGGAAGTCCGGAACGAGATCGACCGAGCCGGCGTGAAGGACAGGGCAGGGCGGGTGAAGATGTGGCAGAACCGCTACGTCGGATCCGGGCTGGGCTATGTGGCGGTGCGCTCCGAATCGGTGGAGGTGACCGCAGGCCCTAAGGGACGCCAGGTGCTGAACGCGGGCGCGTTGACCAACTTTTTGACCAGCGGCCACAAGGTGCGCCAGCCCTCCGGCCGAAGCCGCCGGTATGTACCCCGGGCAAAGATGGCTCGGGTAAAGGAATACGGCTTTTACAAGCAGGCCAATACCCAGGCTGAGAAAATAGGCATCCAGGAGGCAGAAGAATTTTTGAACCGTTTTAAGGTGACACTGGAGGGATAGGATGACTCCAGAAAAGATCAAAACAGCCATTGTGGACCGTCTGCAGGAGGTTTTCCCGGGGGAGACGGTGTATACCGATCTGACGCCCCGAGACTTTGAGCGTCCCAGCAACCTGGTGGAACTGGTCAAGCTGGAACTGGACGCGCTGACCCTGGGGAGCGGGACGGTCCAGATCCGGTACAGCTACAAGATAACGACATTTTGCGAAACGGACGCGGTCCATGACTCCCATCTGCCTGTGTTGGATCTGCGGGCCATGTCGATCCTGGCAGCCTTTGCGGAAGGTTATATTCGGGTGGCGGATCGCGCCCCCAAGGTTACCACCTGCACGGCGGATACCTCGCTGTATGATGCGGCGGAGGTGACGCTGGTGCTGACGCTGACCATCGACCGGGCAGAGTTCCGGCCGGACGAGGCGATCCCGATGATGCGGCTGTTGCACACCAAGCAGATCGTGTCAGCTCCGGAGTCGCCGCAGACCCAGGAGACCGCCCGCCAGGAGGAGACTGCCTGCCTGGAGGAGGAGACCGGTGCCCAGCTGCACGATGAGCGGTCTGCCGAGTTGACCGACAACACAGAATAAATCAAAGACGAAACAAGAGGAGGAATCAGCATGAGTACATTGACGATGCCGACCTTGACGGTGGCATTTTTGCAAAAAGCATCTACCGCAGTGGCCCGGAGCCAGAAGGGCACGGTGGCCATGGTGCTGCGGGACGCCACGGCTGACACGGCTGCGGCGACCTATACCCTGACCTCTGCGGCCCAGATCCCTACGACCCTGGGGACTGACAACCAGGCGGCGATCAAGCGGGTATTTTTGGGTAACGGGAATGCGCCCAAAAAGGTGCTGCTGTATGTGACGGGGGCTAAGGGGTCGGCATCTGAAACAGCAGTGACGACCTGGCTGTCAACCCAGCAGTTTGACTATCTGGTAGGCCCGCCTGACATCAGCACGACGGAGGCCACTGCCTACAAGACCTGGATCATTAACCAGCGCAACGACAACCGCATGACCTACAAAGCGGTTCTGCCCAACGTGACGGCAGACTGTGAGGGCGTGATCAACTTTAACGCCAGCAACATCCTGGTGTCCGGGACCAAGTACACCGCCGCAGCCTACTGCGGCCGCATCGCCGGGCTGATCGCCGGGACCCCGATGACCCAGTCCATCACCTACGCCCCTCTCCCTGAGGTGGAGGACATCGAACGACAGACCGCCGCCGCCATGGATACCGCCGTGGGCAAGGGCCAGCTGGTCCTGATGCACGACGGAGAAAAGGTCAAGTGCGGCCGCGGCGTCAACTCCCTGACCACCGTTACTGGCAAGAGCGATATCTGGAAAAAGATCAAGATCGTGGAGCTGCTGGACATGGTACAACAGGACATCCGGCTGACCATCCAGGACAACTACATCGGAAAGATGCCCAACAGTTACGACAACAAGGTGCAGCTGATCACTGCCATCTCGGGTTATCTCCAGTCGCTGGCCAAGGACGAACTGATTGAATCTACCTACACCTGTGAGATCGACACCGACGCCCAGGATACCTGGCTTAAGAGCAACGGCGTGGCCACGGTCAGCATGAGCGAGCAGGAGATCAAAGAGGCCAACACCGGATCGAACGTGTTTCTGAAGGTGGCCATTACCCCCATCGATGCCATGGAAGACGTGGCAGTCAAGATCTATTTGTAAGGAGGGCAACAACATGGCATTGGGAAGCGCATCCAGAGTGATGAACGGCACTTGGGGCCAGATCTGGGAGGACGGCAGCGAGATCGTAGAGGTTTCCGCATTCCAGGTCAAGGTGACCAAGAATTTTGAGACCCTGAATCTGTGCCGCCAGATGGCGGAGGACCGGAAGCTGGTGGGGGTGAAGATCACGGGCAGCATGACGCTGCACAAGGTCTATACCCGTGGGACGGACGACGTGACGGCGGCGATGAGCGGGCAGGACCTGCGCAAGACCCTGGTGGGCAAGCTGGCCGACCCGGACGCCTATGGGGCGGAGCGGGTGGCCGTGTACGGCGTCAGCTATGACGAGCAGACGGTTATGGACTGGCAGGCCGCTAAGGTGGGCAGTATCACCATCCCGTTCCAGGCTACCGGCCTGGAGTATCTGGACGTCGTTGGCGCATAACATGGGCGGCCCAGGCCGCCCGAAAGGAGAATGAACATGAGTGACCAGAAATCCAGTGTGTTGGACATCCTGCTGCGGGCCGATGTGCCCGATATGCGGAAACACCTGCCGGAGAAGCAGGTGGAGGTGCCTCGGCTGAGCCAGGCGGCGGGGACGCCGGTGGTGCTGACCCTGCGGGGGCTGACCTATGACGAGGTCCGCAAGGTGCAGGACAAGCCCCGGGATGAGCAGGCGGTCTCCGCTGTGCTGTATGGCACCGTTGAGCCGGTTTGGAAAGGCCTGGTGAACCAGGAGAAGGGGCAGGCGACCCCTGTTGACGCCATGAAGGCGGTGCTGTCCCCCGGCGAGATCGACGACCTGTACATCGAGATCCAGAAATTGTCTGGATACCTGTATCGGACTATCTCTGACGTAAAAAACGCCTAGAGGCGGGGGACGACCCGGAGCTGTATCTCCTGTACTACCTGTTCCATGCCCACCACTGGGGCCTGGAGGACCTGCGGAGCCTACAGCGTGGACAGGACGGGTGGCAGGAGATCATCCGGGAGTTCGCCGCCTACGAAGCGGAGAAGCGGGCGGAGGCCATGGGAAAATAAAAACCGCCCTCCCGATGAGGGAGGACGATCTTTGAAAACACAGAAATGAGACTAAAATCATGCGGATAATACCAATAGACCCACCAGCAGGATGAGGAAAGCAACAGCCGATACGGCAAGCATAGAAATCAGAGCTTTTTTTGTACGATCATCCATTTTACGGCCTCCTCTTAGACTCATTATATCAACCGTGAGGGAAAAGTCAAGTGACAGGTGGTGAGATTTTGGCAGAAACATCCATCGTGATAAAAGCAGAAGATCGATATTCTTCGGTTATAAAAAGTCTGTCGGCTGTAACTAAAGGATTTAGCAAAGATGCTGAGGAATTGGAACGTACTCTCCGTGATTTATCTGGAGAAAAGGCAATTTTAAAAGCAGAGACGGATAAATCGCGGAAGGCTATGCAGGAGGCACAGAAACAATTTGCCGCCACCGGAGATGCCGCAGATGGACTGCGTGCCTCTCTGGCCGGACAGGAGTACGAAGATTACCGCCGAAAGCTGGAAGCAATCAATAAGACCATGAAGGACACCGAAAAGCAGATCCAGAGTGTGGAGGGTGTGGCGCGGAAATCCAGCACTGGAACAAGCTCTGGGATTGGAACATTGGTCAGTGCCCTTGCTACCAACGGAATTGCCAACATGGCTGGGCAGATGGCGCAGGAAGGCGCCAATATATTGGCAACGAGCATAGGAGGAAGTGAGACAGGAACTTATTTTTCAAACGTCCTATCATCTATGATTTCGGCGGCATCTATCGGTACGACCCTTCTACCGGGAATCGGCACTGTAATCGGTGCGGCGGCTGGTGCAGGGCTTGGAATCATAAATGGAACCATACAGAATTACCAGTCAAAGGACGAGGTATTTAAGGAGCATTACCAATCCCTCTATGAAACAGTCAACAGCAACACCGAGGAGCGGTTGACCAGCGGGACTACGCTGGCGGCCAGCCGGGAGACGGACAAGTTATCCTTCACCACCCTGCTGCGGGACAAGGGGGTAAGCGCGGATGACTTCCTGTCTCAAGTGGTGAGTACCGCCGAGAGCACCCCCTTCGGTTATGACGAGCTGACAAGCCTGTCCAAGACGCTGTTGTCCTTTAACTACGCGGTGGAGGACATTATCCCGACCTTGACCAAGGTGGGAGACGCGGGGGCCGCCCTGGGCCTTGCCAGCAGTGACATCGGGACAGTGGCCACCTATCTGGGACGCATGAAATCCAGCGACAAGGCCACTCTGGAGTACCTAAACCCACTGAACGAGCGAGGGTTCGCCGTATTCCAGTGGATCGCGGATGACCTTAAGGTGAGCATTGCCGACGTCTACGACAAAATCTCCAAGGGCGACCTGAGCGGCAGCTATGTGTCAGACCTAATTCTGGGCAAGTTCAGCGAGTTGTATGGTGGGATGATGGAGCAGCAGTCCCAGACGACGGAGGGCCTGGACTCCACCCTGGAGGATCTGACGGACGGCTTTGCCGCCGCCGCCGGCGAGGCGTATAACAAGCTGCGGAACGAGGAAAAAGCCCAGGAGATCGCCGCCTATGACGGCCCGCTGGGCGCGGCCATGGAGAAGCTGAGCGCCGTCGAGGGGGAAAATAAGGCCCGGAGCGAGAACCTGCAGGCGGAGTACAAGCAGCTTACCCTGTCGGCGGTGCTGACTGGCGACGGTCGGGACGAGGCCAAGGCCAGTGGTCTGTTTTCGCAGGAGGCGCTGGATAAGCTGGAGGAAATGCGGCAGCAGTATGTGCTGGCACAGCAGGCCTATGACCAGGGGTCGGCAGAGGCCGGGCTGACCATGCAGACGCTGGCGGAGAATGCGGAGGCCCTGGGGGAGGATCTATATCAATCCAGCGAGTGGTATCAAAAGACGCAGGAGGCGGAGCTGGAGCAGGTAGAGAGCCTGCGGGAGGCCTCAAAAAACTTTTGGACCTCCGCCGACCTGATCTACCAAGCCTCGGTGCAATTTTCCAAGGGACAAGGCATCAACACCCCACGAGATTGGACGACCTACGACCCGGTGGTCAAATCCGACACGCAGCAGACATCGACTGCCTGGCCGGAAAAATCGAGCAGCAAGAAAACCTTGACCGTCAACACCGAAAGCCCGGCCGATGTGGAGAGCGGCAGAAGCCACGCCTACGGCCTCAAGCGGGTGCCCTACGACGGCTACCCGGCCATCCTGCACCAGGACGAGCGGGTGCTGACGGCGGTCGAGGCCAGGGCGTATGACACCGTGCCGGATGCAGGTGCCATGCCGGTGGATGGCATATACCCCATGGGCAGCGGCATCTCTATGCTGATGCTCCAGCCACTGGCGATCACCTGGCCTACCAAGCGGGAGGAATCCCCCTTGGAGGGCCTAGACGTATACAACAGCTATGCCTACGGCCTCAAGCGGGTGCCCTACGACGGCTACCCGGCCATCCTGCACCAGGACGAGCGGGTGCTTACGGCGGCAGAGGCCAGGGATCAGAAGCAGGAGCGCAGCTTCCAGGTGCAGTTTACCGGCCCGATCACGGTGCGGCAGGAGAGCGACCTGGAGAGTCTGGCCCGCCGGCTGGCAGACGAGATCGAGAGTCGGGCGTTGCTATATGGAGGTTAATCGATGCAGATCATCCTACTCAACCCACGCACCGGGCAGCAACTGACTATGCCGGTGACACCGCCGGATTTTACTGTGGAGGTAGGCCGGGCGGTGGAAAGCCTCAACATGGCCCAGACAGGACAACTCAATCTTCCGGGGTTGGAGCAGCTGTTCAACGAGCAGCAGGAGTTTCTTCTCCCTAACGGGGCGCGGAACTACACCGACCCCAGCTACAGTGGAGACCCCTATGCAATCGTTGATCAACTGAAGAAGTGGAGCCTGGATGGGGATGTGCTGCGGTACATCGTCACCGACACACCGGTGAATCTGCCGGTGCTGCTGGCCCCAGTGCGGTATGGCGAGAGC